GTTTTAATTATTCAACCACAAGCCGCATCACACGGCTTAACTTTAACAGCTGCGAATACAATCATTTGGTATGCACCAGTTACTAGTGTAGAAACTTACCTACAGGCTAACGCACGTATTGACAGGCCGGGGCAAAAGAACGCTATGACTATTGTGCATATACAAGGGAGCGAGGTTGAAAACCGATTGTATTCAATGTTGCGTAACAAAATAGGGAATCACTCCCAAATCATTGATTTATATAGACAAGAAATATCAGAAGAATAGTTTGACATTGTTAAACTAGCTGGTATACTAGTTTATTCCTACGACACAAGGAGCTTGTATGAAATCGGTAATGACGCTCGAAGAGCGAAAACAATTTGACGCTAAAAACACTATAACAAACAAAGATATTTTACCTAAAAAGTATATTCGTTGTTTTAAGTTAGGTAGCCGCTTGTATGTACCAACGTACACCGCACCTAGTTTAGGTGGTGTTGAGTATGTTGGGCCAGAAAGCAACTCAGAAAACGGCTTTAGGTATTCTGAAACAGACTTATACGCGATGGGTGCTGTGCCTGTTAAAGAACTTTTATGGGTGAGGTCTTATTTAGATAAGGAGCAATTTAAATGAGCACAGAGATAGAGAAGTATGTAGCCGCGTACAGAAAGATACGCGATGTTATAAAAGAAAAAGAATTACAGTACAAAGAAGAAGTTGCTGATTTGAAAGAGCAACAGGATATGATTTCAACCAAACTATTGGAGTTCTGTAATGAGTCAAACTTAGATAGCGTTAAGACTAAAGAAGGGACAATATCCCGAAGGGTGAGCACTAGGTATTGGACTAGTGATTGGGAGCAGATGCATCAGTTCATCAAAGATCACGATGCGATGTATTTGTTAGAGCCACGTATCCAGCAAACAAACATGAGGCAGTTTATCGAAGAAAATCCAGACAAGTTGCCGATTGGGTTGCAGTCAAATAGCGAGTACAAAATATCAGTACGAAAACCAACCAAAAGATAGGGAGTGAATATGCAAAAAGAAAGCAACTGGGAATGTATAACGGTTACAAGTTCTAAGCCGATTACGAAGATTCGTAAAAGAGCGTTAGAAGTAGCACCGTCTCGTGACGGAGTAATAGAGTTAACTGTCGGAGAAGTATTTCAAGCAGTAAACGAAAGAAGACAAAAACTAGCAAACAAAAGGAGAAACCATGGGTAACGTTGCAATATTTAAAGATCAAAATGCGGCAGTAAGCACAAAGCGGGAGCTTAGTGAGCTATCTAAATCCCTCATGCAGAAGACTAGTGGTGGTACTACTAGACGTATACAGGCTAATACCAACGGTACTTTCAAACGTGTAGTGAACGGCGAAGTTATTGGTAACGCAGTGCGTGGTGAGATCAATGTAGTCATAGTTAATTTACTTGAAAAAGTATCACGCATTTACTACAAGGAAAAGTTTGACCCTAACAAAGAAGCGACACTACCTAACTGTTGGTCTAATTTAGGTGACAAACCAGAAGACGGGGCATCTGACAAGCAAAGTGCTTCGTGTTTAACTTGCCCTCAAAATGTTAAAGGGTCTGGTCAGAACGGTGGTCGTGCTTGTAGGTATCAACGTAGGCTTGCTGTACTACTAGCAGGGGACACCAGTGGTGACGTATATCAACTCAACATACCTGCTAAATCTTTGTTTGGTAAGGGTGTAAATAACTCACATCCATTTGAGTCTTACGTAAAGTACTTGCTAGCTAATGGCGAGTCTATTGATAATGTCGTTACTAACGTAGCGTTCGACGCAAATGCAGACACAATGGAGCTTGTATTTACACCAGTTCGCCACATTACTGACGAAGAATTTGAAGTAATGCAACGAGCGCAAGCTACCCCAGAGGCTAGCATGTATACCTCTATTACTGTAGCGCAAACCGATGGCGTTAAGAAGCTACCCAAGGAAGAGCCAAAGATTGAGCGTTCAGATGAACCAGAGGATGATTCCGTTGAAGAACCACAAGTTCGCCCTGCCAAGAAGAAGGAAGCTGCGCCAAAAGCTAAGAAAGATGTAGCGGCGGTAGTTGACGACTGGCTTAGCGAATAATGAGTTACGGTTATAGCATACGTTTAGTAGAGTTAAATAAGGAAGCTGATCGTAAGCTAATAGGAGTTCGCCTTGGTAGACGGTGCATCAAAATAGGTGTGTCCGTCTCCGAGGTAGCTTCTCAACTAGGTGTTAGTAGGCAAACAATTTACAACTGGTTTGTGGGGGTTACTACACCTAGAGCTACGCAAGTAGAGCTTATAAAAAACTTTATTAATCAAAACAAATAAGAGAGCGAACATATGGACTTACTTAATACAGTACAGCCGTCCTCTGGGTGGTTTTGCGTATTAGGTATAAAAGGAAAGAGAGTAGATCAGCACCTCGTTGAAACTAGGGAGGAGGTAGACAAACTTGTAGAGGATTTTGTTGCTGATAATTGGGATGTATATTTTGGAGTCGCCAAGTTTGCAACTGATGCAAATAGAACCAAGGATAACGTCCACTTACTTAAATCTTTCTGGGTAGATATTGATTGTGGAGAAGCTAAAGCTGTAGTTAGTGAGGAGACTGGTAGACCTGATGGGTATATCGATCAAGCCACCGGACTAGAAGCACTTAAGGCTTTCTGCGAAAAGATAGGATTACCTGATCCGATTGTAGTTAACTCAGGGCGCGGTATACACGCATACTGGCCTGTAATTGAGGAGTTGACGCGAGAAGAATGGGAGCCTGTTGCACGCAGACTACGTGATCTTTGTTTGACTCATAACTTTTATATCGACCCAGTAGTGTTTGAACCCGCAAGGATTCTTAGAGTACCGGATACGTATAATTTTAAAGATGATCCACCTAATAAAGTAACTGTATTAGAAGAGGCTGAGCCGACATCTATAGCAGATATACGTAGCATATTAGGTGTAAAGGAAGGGGTAGAGTCCGCACCAAAGCGCGAGATGTCTGAGCTTAGCAAGTCCCTTATGGGTAACTACACATCTAGTTTTACTAAGATTATGGTGCGTAGTGTTAGTGAGAACGGATGTCAGCAGTTGCTTAGTGCGTACAAAGACCGTGCAAACCTGACGGAGCCTAGATGGTTTAATGCTTTGTCGATAGCAAAGTTTTGTAGTGATAAGGATAAGGCTATACACAAGCTATCAAAAGACCATCCAGACTACGACCCTACTACAACTGAGGAAAAGATTGAGCACATCAAAGGCCCACATGGTTGTGCGGAGTTTGAAAAGTCAAACCCAGGAGGTTGTGAAGGTTGCCAGTTTAAAGGAAAGATTAAGTCTCCCATATCACTAGGCAAGGAAGTAGAAGAGGCTAGTGAGGAAGACAACACTATAGTTATTGAAGGTTCGGATGGGGAAGAAGATGAGACGTATGTAATACCTAAATACCCCGATCCGTACTTTAGAGGTAAGAATGGTGGTGTATATGTAACGCCACCCGAAGAAGATGCAGATCCAATACTAGTATATGAGCATGACTTGTATGTAGTAAAGCGTATGTATGATCGTGAAATAGGGGACATGATTATAGTTAAAGTTCATTTACCATCGGATGGCATACGAGAGTTCGTAATTGAAAGTGCTTACATGTCTAAGCTAGCGGACTTAGCTTCTATGCTAGCTAAGAATGGTGTAATAACTGTAGGTAGAAAAAAAGCAGAAGCAATAGCAATGTACATAGCACATGCTACTAGAAACTTACAATATAAGAAAAGGGCAGAGGTGATGAGAAAACAATTTGGTTGGGCTGATAAAAACAGTAAGTTTATTTTAGGGGATAAAGAGATAAGCGCTGATGGTATTTATCATAGCCCTCCTTCAGATGTTACAAAGCAAATAGCACCACGTATACATACCGCAGGTACTTTTGAAGTATGGAAAGAAATATGGAGTATGTATGGTAGGGAAGGTATGGAGCCAAAAGCGTTTGCGGCATTAAGTGCGTTTGGTTCTCCGCTGCTTAGGTTTACTGGGCAAAGCGGAGCGCTAATAAACTTAGTGCATGCTGATTCAGGAACAGGTAAGTCTACTGTTCTGTTTATGATTAATAGTGTTTACGGACATCCGAAAGATTTGTGCGGTACTCCTAAAGATACATCTAATTCGTTATACAAAAAACTAGGTATCTATAATCATTTATGTTTTACACAGGACGAGATTACTAACTTACCTGCAAAGATGTTTTCAGATTTTGCATATGGCGTGTCACAAGGTAAAGGCAAAGATCGTTTGACCGTCACTTCGCAACTTATGGAGAACAGCACTAGATGGCAATTGATTGGCGTAACGTCATCTAACGCTTCTTTCTATGACAAGTTGTCTATGCTAAAAGACGGAGCTAACGGCGAGTTGATGCGGGTATTAGAGTATCTAATAGAGCCTGACACAATCATAGGAGTTAAAGAAGGTAGACAAGCATTCGATAAAGATTTGATGGCTAACTATGGGCATGCGGGTGAGCCGTACTTTAAATACCTTGTAAGTAATTTCGAAGAAGTAAAAAAGACGGTTCAAGCTGTACAGGACAAGATGGACAAGGAGCTACAACTAAGTCAGAAAGAACGGTTCTGGTCAGCGGTTATTGCTGCGAATATAGCAGGGGGTATGATAGCCAGTAGAGCAGGTTTAATTGATTGGGATATGAAGCGCATTTATCAGTGGGCTTGTAGCATGATGCAGGACTTACGTATGGATGTAAAACCACCAGCTTCTAGTGGTATGTCTGTGCTCGGAGACTACTTAAATACATACATTAATAACACATTGGTAGTAGATGATGGAGTAGATCAACGTAGCAAGATGAAAGCACTACCGAAGATGGAACCTCGTGGTGAACTGCTTATTCGTGCGGAGCCTGATACTAACCAAGTGTTTGTTACGCTTAAGCACTTTAAAAAGCACTGTGTAGAGCATCAAATAAACTACAAGGACTCACTTAAGTTGTTAGCGAAAGAAGGGGCTTATATTCGTACACTCAATAAACGTTTGTCAAAAGGCATGAAGATAACTACTCCTGCGGTAACTTGCTTACAGTTTGATATGGGAAATAGTGAGATAGTTAAAGACATCATGCAGCCAGAAGATGATAGTAGAGAAAGTACACTATGAAATTAACTGGGCTAAATTTAAACGGGGAACATCATTTTTTATACCCTGTTTGAACCCAGTGCAAGCCAAACGCACCATACTTGAAGTCACTAAGCGCTTGAAATATAAGGTTTTATTTAAGGTTGTTATTGAGGATGGTGTGAGGGGTTTACGTGTTTGGAAATTGTGAGTAGAATGGGTTTTGTTGCACGTCCCCCGTGTGACTCTGTGAGCAGGAATTCGCTCCTTCTGACTCGCTAAACCTTGTGTTGAGACCCCCTAGTTAACGCTAGGGGGTTTTCTTTTTTATTTTTGTAAGTTAGGAGCTATGTTTTTGTCGTAGTGGTCATCTAAAATATCTTGTGTATGGTCTATAGCACCTTGCTCAGGAACAATACCTATATATTTTTCTAAAAGATATAAAAGCCTAAAATTTTGTGCTGCATCTTCTGGCCTACGCACCCCGTAATAGTCTTCAGTAAGTTTTCTACGCGTAGCAGCTTTGGTCGCAGCTTCTTGAATATTTTCTATTTTTATCGGTGTGAATACATCTGGATCTAGCATTGGGTATTTTTTATTCCACTCATCTACATCTTCCAACTTACGTCGTAGTTGGTCTGCATCTAAATCTCCTGCTGTCCATTTTTCCCAAGCGTCTCTAGCATTAGTAGTGTACTCAGTTCTTGCTTTTCTAACGTCACTATAAAACTTATTTATACTATAAGCCTGATCAGTAATCCTAGCTTCTTCTAAGTTTCTTCCACCTAAAAGAGTCATGGTAAACAACTCAAACCCGCTGTAATCAATCTGACTTAGTTTAGTGCCATCATATGTTACCAATCCTTCTGTGCCCCTTCTATACGCACGTACTGCACCTTTTATATTAGCTGGCACTATGCGTTCTACACCTTTGGCATAATCTCCTTTTAATATATCTGCAACACCACGACCTGCATCTTTTAATACACTTAATACCGGGAATATACCAAAGTTCGATGCTTGATCTATAAAGTTTTCAAAGGCGTTTGCTTCGGGATTTCTAGGTCTATCTCTAATTATTAATCCATCCAAAGCTAAAGAATTACTCATATCAATACCTAACGCGGTAGATATTATTCCTTTTTCTGCGATCAATTGCATATATTTTGCATAGTTAGTGTTTTCAATACCTAAGTAAGTAGGTATTGTGCCGTTTACCCCAAATTTTGTAGGTATCCACCATTTCTCTAACCAATCTTTAGCAGATACGTAATATGCAGGGTTTCCGATGGCATACTCTCTAGCGTATCTATCTTTTCGTTCTTCATCAGTTTCGTCTTCATCAGTTTCCAATTTTTGTACAAGACTAGCGTACATATCAAACGCCATTTGAGCGCCACTCCAAATAATACTAGCCCCCCAAAAACCACCAATACCAGAGAATAATGCGGCTTGTAAGTTGACTCCAAAAAACACCACAGCTGCGTCACGACGATCTGTTGGGGACATGGGTGCAACCATGTTAGTAAAGTTTCTTACCATTAACGACGCCATCATGTTACTAAAAGAGAAGAATTGTAAAGCTGACTTGATTCCCGCACTTTTACGTAGCGCACTTGGTTTATTGTATTGCGTGTAGTCAAACAAACCTTCATTCATTACGTCTAAGGCTTTTTGTGTAGCGTAGTTAAAGGCTTTTTCACCCTTCAGATCGGAAGAGCACACGTCTGAACTCCAGTCACCTTGTAATCTCGTATGCCGTCTTCTGCTTGAAAAAAAAAAAATTAAAGTGACTCCAGCGAGAACATCACAACACGAATCCATACAACGAGTACAGTCATTACCAA